TCGGCGTCGGTGGTGCGATGATGATGTTGACGTTCATCGCCTTCTTCGCACGACCACCTTCCTTGCGTGCAATGCGCCCACCCGCTGGGCGCGTGCCGTCGTTAATCGAGCCACCCTTGGCTTTGCCGATGCGGCCACCGGAGCAACACTTCGCACATTTACACCCAGCGGCATGCACTTTGCCGCCGTCTTTGTAGCGACCCTTGAGCAGCGCATGGATCTTCGCGGCCTCTTTACCCCCGATGCGTTGACCGCTGCGATTCGAGGAAGCAATTGCCTTATTGACCGCAATCGGGTCGTAGCCCTGCGGTGCGCCTGCGGGCACAGGTTTCGGCATTGGCTTGTCGTCCACCGGGCCCCCATTCGCCCGCGCGACTGCAGCGGACCAGCTCGGCAGCGCGAGGCCACCCATGTCCTTGTGCGTGCGACCACCGTGCTTGCGCCCGCCGCGCAATTTCCACAGCTTGTCGTACGCCTTCGCCTGACTCGGCTGCGAGTTACGCGGATCGACGCCCTGCTTCTGCGCCATCTTCATTGCCGAACCCACCAGCCTGCCGGTGGCATCCGGCTGCTTGGTCGGCAGCACAACGCCGGTCATTTTCTTGTACGTCTTCGCAAGCGATGGCTGCGAGTTGTACGGGTCATACCCTTTCTCAGCGGTCGCCTTCATCGCAGCGCCCACCATGTCATCAGTGCGCCCGCCTTCACGACGCGCCAGACGCCCGCCACGCTTCAAGCCACCGATGTGCTTCGTGCCATCACGATCCTCGTTGGCGGTTTTCACGTTGCGATTGATGAGCGATGCTGCGGAGAGCCCGCCACCACTCGCGCGCGGTTTTCGATCCGCACGACCACCGGTCGCGCGACCCTGCACGGCACCGCCCGACTTGAACGCACGACGCGACAGCACGCGCATGCCGGTCTGCACGTCGCCGTTCATCGGCTCGGCTTCGGTCCAATTGGATGCGTCTACTTTCTGATGCGGATCGGACTGCATCAGTCGATTGACTTTCGCCTTGGCGGCAGCGCGGGTTTCATTGCTCAACGTCGACATGGGGTAAATCCTTCAGCAGCAGTCGTGTAGGTAGTAGTAAGCGGCAATACCCAAGGGTTCTGCGGCGCGAGATACGGTGGCGCTGGATATGCAGCGGGATAGACCGGCCACACAGGCACGGGCACCGGTCGTGCTTCGAGATCGCGCACTCGGCGCTCCAGCTCTTCGATACGTGCTTCGAGGCTCACTTCAGATCCTTATTCAGTTCATCAATGATTTTGTTGGTCTTGGCGCCGGTCTTCGACACATCGACCTGGGCGCCACTCTCGCCGCGCGTGGGTGCCGTGATGACCGCTTTCGCAAGATCGATGGCGGATTCCTTCTCCTTGGCTTCGCGGTCGAGATCTCGGTTGTGGTCCTCGACCGATGCAGTGCGCTCCTTCAGCGCCACTTCGCGTGCGCGCGACATCGAGTCCATGATCTTGGCTTTGGCGAGCGCCTCATCGACCGGCGTGTCCTGCGGCGGCAGAGCGCCGGCAACGCCAGCCTCGGGCTTGGGTCCGTAGTGACCCGAATCCACCTTCGCTTTGACGTCTGCGGCCTTGGCCTGGGCCTCTGCAGTGCGCGCGTTCGCCTCGATGAGTTTCGCCTTTGCCTCGTCGTCTTCGTTCTTCATCTGCGCCTGCATCTGCTGCAGCTGCGGCGGCGGGGCGGCGCGAGCCTCGGGCGGCACGAAGAACTCTTCAGGGTTCGGCCAGCCGATCGCCGCGAGCGCAGCGGTGTCGACTTTGATCGGGTCGTACAGGTTCGGTGATTGACCCTGCAGCTGCTTGAGCGCAACGATCTTCATCAGCCGCTGACCGCTCGACGATGTGTTCGGATCCGCCTGCGGCACGAGATCGCAGTTGTTCAACGCCTCCAGGAACTTCGTCTTGTCCCACGGAGTCTTGGATTTGCACCCACGTTGATAGAAACTCTCGGGATGCTCGCGAAACACTTGCTTGAGTAACTGAAACTCTTCGGCCTGAGCCGCGTGCATGCGCTTGTGGACCGCATTCATGACCTTGACTGCCTGGTCGATCATCGCCATCACGGTGCCCACCGGCACATCGGCTCGACCCTCGCCCACCTGGACCTCGGCGGTGCCACCGATGCGCCGGCCCGTCTCAGCCATGTTGTCGGTGAGAGTCGCCAAGGGAGGCATCTGTGCCGTGTTGTACGGCAGCGGCATCGCGACCTGGCCGATCGGCAATCCGCCCGTGTCGATCTGCGCAGCTCCACCCGGAGGCACGCGCATCACATTCGTGTTCTGCCGGGTGCCTGACTTCGCAATGAGAAAGCCGGGAAAATTGGCATACATGCCGTTGTCGAGCATCAAACGCCACGCCGCCGTGATCGCATTCGTCGTGTTGCCGAGGATGTGCAGCAATCCGATGCCGTAGAACCCCATGCCAGGGACAAACGGGTACTTGACGTAGCGCTTCTTGGCGATCGGGAGATCCTGGTCGGCCTCCTCGTAGTTACGCACCACCGAGAGCGCCTGCCTCGATGATTTGTCGATGGTCACGACGTACGGAATCGCAAGGCCTGATGTCTTGCCCTTCCACTTGTGCTCGAAGCCTGGAATATCCAGCTCGCAGCATACCTCGTAGATCTCGCGTTCGCGGTTCTCAGGGCGCGTCATGCCTTCAGGTTTCAATCCCTGCTGCGTTTTCTCCTCCAGTTGCAGCGCGTCGGGCTGATGCATCAGCGCATCGCCCAAATCGATGTCGCGATACACCTTGAGGATCTGCAGTCGGCGCACGGTCGAGGTCTTGAGCATCGTGCGATGAGTGATGCGCTGCGCGTTGCCCAAATCGGTCGCCGATTGGTTGACGATCAGATCATCGGCGTCGACTGATTCGGCCACCGGACGATTGCGGATCGGGCAGAAGTAGACTTTCTTGAACCCGTCGCCGCCAAACCCCGTCATGAACAGCATGCGGTCAGTGTCGGGGTAATACTCGGTCGCCACTGCGGTGAGATAATGGTTGAAGTCCATTTCGAGCAGATTCGCGAGCTTGTCCAGCTCCAGCGACGTTGCGGTCGAGTCATTGCGGATCTTCACGGGACCGTCAGTCGGCAGCAGCTCCGAGCGCGCATTCGCCTGGAATCGCAGCACCGCCTCCAGGAGCAGCGGATGGCGCACCTTCGACATGCCTTCGACCGGCGCACCGTCGGCAGACCCCTGCGTGTTGGGCAGCTCGATCTTGAGGCCGAGCAGTTTCACACCCATGGCGCGGTCGTCGATCCACTCCCGGCGCGATTCGATGTCCTCATCGATTCCGAGTAGGAGGTCATCGGTGAGCATCGACAAATGCGATGAATCAATCTTGTCGATCAGGTTGTCGAACCACTGCGCGGGGCCGTCATCCTCGACGACGCTGCCGATCGGCCTGCCGTCCATCGACACGGACACCGAGCCGTCAGCGTGCGAGATCTTGAGGATATTGCCGCGCTCATCGATGTCGGGAACATCGCCCGAGGGCGCGTCCAGATCGACGAAAATGCTCGGCGCATCATTCGCCGCTGGATCATCGTCCCTGATCCCGAGGCGCATATTCGCGTTGCCTAAGCCGGGGACTGCGCTCATCGCGGCCTCGACACGTAATTGGCAATCTGCGTCGTCAAGGCGATTGATTCACTGGGACGCTCGCTCCACTGCATGAGGCGCATGCGCTTATCGCCTTTCTCATCGCGCTCGTACCAGCCGATGATCAGCGCACCCTCGACTGCCGTCTTCGCTATGTGCTGGTACGCTTCGTACAGCGCGTTCATCGGCAGCCAGGCCGACGCATCCGCCGCCTTGTCCGCACGCTTTCGCGTCATGTCGTGACCTTGCGGTTGCGGTACGGGTTCCAATATCAACGCGGTCTCCTAGCGGTCCAGCGCATCGATGATTTCCCACGGAACGCTTGAGCAAGAACGCACGAAGCGATCGATGCCGGCCTGCGCGGCGTGACGGTCAGAGGGCGCGGTGATCTCGTAGATGCGCGTGTGCGCGTGCGGCGGCAGTCCACGCACGGTCACCCGGAAACGAAACGGACGCTCGAACCGTGAGACCAGATCGACGATCGCAGAGCACAGCGGCATGGCGTCTTTCGGGTGAATGATTGACATAGCGCGTTCTTGATCTACCTTTGAGACATGTTAGATGTACTTAATTCGATCGACGCACGGTCGATTGACCGCAAAGCGCAGCTGCTCGATCTCGATCGCGCCGACTGCGAGCAATCGCTGTATCGGTTCTTCAGCAGCGCATGGCGCTACATCGATGCGGCACCGTGGGTCGATGGATGGTGCATGCAGGCAATCGCCGAGCATCTGCAAGCGGTGTGCGATGGGCAGATCAAGCGTCTGCTGATCAACATCAGCCCGCGTTGTAGTAAGTCTGCACTGTGCTCAATCACGTTCCCGGCCTGGGTCTGGGCGCAGCCAGATCGCGGGCCGATCTCCGGTCCCGGCGTGCCGTTTCTGCACGCGTCCTACGCGAATCAGCTGTCGTTGCGCGACTCGGTCAAGTGCCGGCGGCTCATCGAGTCACCGTGGTATCAGGAGCGCTGGGGGGATCGCTTCAAGCTCACGTCCGACCAGAACACCAAGTCCCGGTTCTCGAACGACCAGGGCGGCGAGCGACTCATCACCTCGATCGACGGCACGAACACGGGCGAGGGCGGCGTGTGCATCGTCATCGACGACCCCAACTCCGTGGACGACGTCGATAGCGAGGCTTCGATTCAGACGGTCATCGATTGGTGGGAAGGCACCATGCCGACGCGTCTCAATAATCAAGATGACGGTGCGTACATCGTCATTCAACAAAGAACATTCGAAAACGATTTGACGGGTCATATCCTGGCGACCGAGGCCGAGGACTGGACCCACCTCATGATCCCGATGAGGTACGAGTCGGATCGCAGCTACTTCACCCCGATCGGCTGGAAGGACCCGCGCAACATCGAGGGCGAGCTGATGTGGCCCGAGCGGTTCTCGGAGGCCGCGACCTCGCGCCTGGAGAAGCGCCTGGGGAGCTGGCGGGCGTCAGGCCAGCTGCAGCAGCGCCCCGACCCTGCCGGCGGCGGAATCATCAAGCGGGCCTGGTGGCAGCTGTGGGAGGGCGACGTGCTGCCGCGCCTCGACTACTCCCTGGCGTGCCTGGATACGGCGTTTACCGAGGATGAGCTGAACGATCCCTCAGGCATGATGGTTTGGGGCGTTTTCACGCAGAGAGTGCCTGAAGGAGCGAGCCGGATAACACGCGCCGATCAGCGCCAAGAGCCGATCATGAAGCACCGCATCTTTCAGGACGGGGCGCCGAGAGTCGTCATGTGTCACGCATGGGAGGATCGCCTAACTCTACACGAACTTGTGAAAAAAGTGGTAGCGACCTGTCGGGCGATGAAGGTCGACCTACTTTTGATCGAGAACAAGGC